CTTTCACACAAATTATTTAAAAACTTTATACTTTATTGAAATAGAATCAATTCTAACGGATAGAAAAGTAAAAAAATGAGTATATCATATTACAGGACAACGAAATCAGACTTTATCATAACAAAACAGCCTGAAATTGATAGACTGATTTTAAACACTGTAGCATATTCGGTTGATGAATATGATTATCCTGAGCGCTTGAAATACAACGAGATAGGTGATCCTTATTTTTACAGTCTCTTTACCTCAAATGATAGAAATGAATTGAAAATACCACATAAAAACAGCAAATACGGATTGACAAAGTATGTTTTGAATAAAGACTATATCCGACACCCAGATTACAAAATTAAATTTGTTGTGTTTACCAGAAGGAATTCTACAGGCTATTATTTTTCTTATTACAATGGGTTTGATATTATTAATAGAATAAGTGAGAATTTTGGGTCAAAAGTGGTAATGGTTTTAATGGAGAAAATTTCAGAGCCAGAAATAAAAGAACTTTATTATTATGATTTTCAAAAACTTGAAAACACCCAAAGGGAACATTACCAAATTTTTAAAGAATTATGTGATGAGTTGTCTGAATTAAATAAAGACAATTATGAGGAAAAACTTAAGTCCATCTACATGAAAAGACACAATATGATGCAATGCTATATATGTTATCTTTTAGGACTTGACCCCGTCTTGGATACAGATTTGAATTTGTTAGATTTTGGGATAGAATCAAAACAGACACCTGATTTTTTTTATAAAGACGGGAATTTTATACTAGTTGGAGATATAACTGTGAAAAGTGACAGCATAGAAGGTTTGATTGAAAAAGAAGAAAAATACAGAGAACTAGTATATAAAATTATTGACGCAGGTTTTATACCAAAAACGATGTTCCTTAGTTTTGATCATGAATTTAGAAACATGTCTGTTGTTTTAGAGAATATACATGTTAACAAAATACATGAAAGAGATTATGACTTTGAGACATTAATTCTTGACTTTGTGGATTCTTTCAGTGATGCAAGATTAAGGAATATATCAGATCATGTTTCTTTTTTGAAAAAATTCCAAACAAGAGGTGAGATTGTGAATTCAGAAAAAATAGATATGTTAAAAGAGTTGCCAGATTATGGGTTGTCAACAAAAATGGATTTTTTAAAAAATGAAAACACTAGTTTACAACAGTTTGAATACCTCAAAAATATTCTTGATTCGAAAGAAACATTTAATGTCCTAGATGATAAAATTTTTGATTCCAGTATGTGTTCGGAATACCTAGAAAAGTTGAACTCTAAAAATCTAGATTATAATTTTGACTGGAAACCAACAAATTACATAGCAATTCCACCGGATGATGTATTTGATAGGATTAGAGGCCCTAATTCTGAACAAGATATGATTGTCCAATTCATAACTATTCTAAAGAACGCAGTCAAAGACAGTTTCTCAAATCGATTATTTGAAATTTTTGATGATTGTTATAATGGTAAATACTCAGAAACACAAAAAAATATGTTTATGAATGGAATTTATTTTGACACAGAAAATGAAGAGGAAGAACATAAGTCTAGTTACAACGATGTTAAAAAAGGCAATTATTCTTACAGAGAATACCTTATAAATGAAGGATTCAATGTTCCGCCACCAGGTGAGAATTTTTTTAGAAAAAAGAAAATAATACAGATTACAGAAAGTTCGTTTAGAGATGAATCTTTATCTTTTTTACAAAAAGCAGGTATTCATTTTTTTAAAAAAAATCCAGAAGGAAGAGTTTATAAAGATAAAACCACTGTCGATATGGAAACAGCTTATGATTGTGTAGAAGACTTTCTTGACCTTTTAACAACCAAGGATGAAAGAAGTTTTGTCCCAGAAGAGATTTATGAAGGGTTTGGAAAAGATCAACACAACTCAGAGAAGCTCAAAGAAATGTTTTGTGATGAATTGAAGGATATTTCACAAATGTTGGAAAAATTCTATGCACACACATACTTGAAACATAGCAGTCAGATTTATGAGGAATTAATACACACTGGTAATTTATCATTACCAAGTAATTGTTATACATTTATAAATTCAGGATTGCCTGGAATTTTAATAGTTGCTGTCAATGCTTCAAGGCTTCAAACACAAAATGTTGGAATACCGTTTTGTATGATGGGTGTAACCAGATCAAAAAAATTCCTAGATACAAAAATTTTTGGAGATCTCTATGTTGAGCCTGTAGAAGACTATTTTTTTTATAGAACAAAATGGGCAAGAATACCATCTTTTAGAATGGAATTTTTTAGAGACCAGTATTACAGTGTGCTTTCTACAACAATATCAACATTAAATAGATATAATCAGCATGGCATAACAAAGAAAGATATTAGAGGTACACTTTCGCTCAGAGCATTGATATCATTGACATCAGCACAGTGTTTTGCAGAAAAAATAATGGATGCCAGATTTGCAATTATGTCATGTTTTTCAGAATACACAAACTTTGAAGAACTCATTTTTGATAAATTTGGACCTCCTTATAAGAATGCTATTGATGCATGGGTTGTTTCTAAAATTCTAAAAAGAATGCCTTCTTTCAAAAAAGAACTAGAAGACAATGGCTCTGTTAGATTTTATAATGCAGTTATTGATGAAAACAATAGAAGATCAGTGGAGTCAATGGGTGGCACTTTCAAATTAAACGGTATATGGTCTGATAGAAGAATATATGTTATTGATGATATATTGGATGAGATATTTATATATGTTCACACACCTAAAGAACCTTCCAATCAATTTCATCAGGAAATAGAAGCAGTGAAAACCATTATAAAATATCAGCAGCATTATGATAATTTGAGTGAAAAAGAGAAAATGGGTATAAATTATGATGAAGACGAAAAAGACGGTCTTTTGGATTGGCTTGATAGTGACAAACCTGTTGGATTTGATTGTTTTTTCTTAAAAGCAGCATGTGACAATTATTTTTATAAAAAAGAGCAGGAAATAAGTGCATCAATAAATATTTGCTTAAATGAGAAATTTAGTGAGCTAAATAGCACAAAAGCAGTGATACCGGACAGCAATAGGAAATTCACTGGGTTAGACAAACTAGATGCACTTAGACTTAGAAACATTATGAAAAAATATGAAAAAGCACCAGTCGTTGTTGAAAAACTTTACAAAGACAAAATTTTGAAAGCACAGCTAAACGATGAAGTTTTAAGTTTTTTCAAAACAGACCCACACAACAAGAATATTGAAATTACAAACAAGTCTGTCAAAATCAACAATAAATTTATAAACATAAAAACACATGCTAGACTTGTTAATAAAAAAGAAAAAGAAAAAGTTAACTCCATGCAAAGAACTAAAGTGCATGATGAGATGTTGAAATACTGTAATGATTGGGGGCTTGAATACACCTATTCTAATGCTATAAGTTATATGGTGAGAGATGGAAGAGTTGTGAGTGATATTTGTATAAAGGCACAGTATGGTAGCAAAAGAGAGTTCTATGTTATGAATATGGGTGCAAAAATAATGGCAAAATGTGTAGAGAATTTTTTCAAAAAAATGGCTAGTTATTCTACAACAGAAATGATATCCACACCAGGTGATAAGAAAATGATAGTTATACAGAAAATGATTGACAGAGTAACAAAACATGCTATAAAAAATAAGAATTTTATTTACTACGTCAATGGTGATTGTAGTAAATGGTCAGCATCAGAAATGATGGAGACATTCTTGACAATGGTGGTTTCTTTGGAAAACAAATGCGATTCAAATTATTTCCTATTAATGAAATATATAATCTCAAAATGGATGAATAAAGAGATACAAATACCTGCAGATGTGCTTGACAAAGTTATACCATTAACTAAAGACACAAACTATTTAAGAGACACACAGGAAAACAACTTTAAACTTAAAAGTACACAAAATTTTCTACAAGGGGTGTTCAATTATATGTCTTCTTTGAAAGCAGATATCTGTAATAAATTTGTTCTTGATTTATGGAACCATTTGTACCCAGAGTCAGATCTTTATGCAGAGTTTTTAGTTCATTCTGATGACTATGTTGTTGCCATAAGTACACCAAATAAAGAAGAATTACAAAAATTTAGAAGACTACAGAAAATATCTATGAGATGTTGCGGTATTACTGATAGTGTTAAGAAAACAAATATACAAAAAGTATTCATGGAATTTGTATCACTTATAAGTTTCAATGGTGCAACCTGTTATCCAACAATAAAAAAAACAAAAGAGTGTGCATCAACATTACCATGCGATGATTATAGAAGAGATTCAGATATGGTTTGTTCCAGAACATCTGAATGTGTAAGAGTTGGTGTAGATGAGATGACATGTTATCATTTCCACAGAATCCACATGTATTTGTTAAGAAGAATGTACAGTTTACATAAGTTTGGTTACAATGAAATCGAGAATAAATTTGAAAAACCAACAGAAATGTTTGGCCAATCAGACATGTTACCGACTTTCTATTTACTTTGTAAAGGTGACAAGAACAATTTAAGGATATTGAAGTACTGTGATGATGTTTTTTTAAGAAAATTACTGACTTTAAATGTTGACAGCGATAACACAAATTATCAATTTCCCACCCCAAGATTTATATACAACAGAAATACTTCAAAAATTGTATCTAAAAGGAAATCATTATCAATAACAGCTGAAGAGGCATTTGATTTTTTTAAAAAAAATAAACCTTACAATTTTATAAAGCCAAACAATTTTGAAGATTATAAAAAATGGTTAGAATGTATGTATTTTAAAAACTCTTTTGTAAAAGCATACAACAGAGATACAAGGACAATAAGACTATTAAGAGTATCTTTTTATACAAAAAGACAGTGTTGCACTCTAATGGATGAACAAAGCTTGAATGAGTTTTACATAAAAAGATCAGAAATTACAGACAATTCAGAAAGAAGAAAATTTGATGATGATAATTTACTCACAATTAGGGAAACTTCAATCTATTTAGAAAGTCTCGAACCTTCTGCTATTGATAATGAAGATCTACTAAAAATAGTTCTAAATGGTGATTCCACTCCTCTACAACTTTATAAATGGATGGACAATGCAACAATAGAAAAAAGCGAATTGTCTGTGAGAAGAAACTTTACAGCATCTCTTGCACCTTTAAAACCTACGTGGATTAATGTGGGTGGCAGTTTAAGCAAAATACTTATTTATTGTTTTTCTGAAGAGTTATTTTTAAAAAATTATCCTAATGAAGAAAATTTGAAAAAATGCATTGCGGCAAAAAAAGAAATTAATAAAGCATTACCAGGGTTATTGGACAAAATACAGTCTGAAGATGAAAAGGAAAATAATTCTTCCATGTTATTGCTCTATAATTCTTGTTACAATTCTATTCCAGAAGAATATGTTTGTATCAATAAATCAAGAGGTAGACAGCAAGTAGAAGCTTATTATGTCAGTAGAGTCAGATATAATACTTTCCCTGATAAAGAAATCTCACTGACTCATAGAAATGTTTATGTAGACATAAACCCTTATACCATGAAAGAAAAGTATGTAATAGGGAAAAACAGATCATCATCATTTCTAAGAAAATTAATAAACAATATAAC